TGGGTAAGACATGTCAAGCAATATCATTCGCAGAAAGAAGAGGTTGTAGAACTTTAGTCATTTGTCCTGCTTCCTTGAAACTAGTTTGGAAGGATGAGATAAAAAAATTTACTGGAAAAGATGCTCATGTTATATCTACAAAAGATTGTATTGAACCTACATATCAATATACAATCATCAACTACGACATTGTAGGAAAGAAAATGCAAGAGATAGACGAACATAGATGGGATTTATTGATATGTGACGAAGCTCACTTCCTGAAAAATATGAAAGCAAAAAGAACTGAAACTGTACACCTTCTTAAAGATAAGTTTAAACACAAGATTCTCCTCACAGGAACACCTATCCTCAATAAACCTGTTGAACTTTATTCACTGCTTAACATCGTACATCCGGGAGAATGGGGTTCATTCATGTGGTATGCAAAGAGGTATTGCAATGCAACTAAAGGCTATTGGGGTTGGGATTTCTCTGGTTCGAGTAATGAGGAAGAATTGAGAGAAAAATTAGAACCTTTGATGCTTAGAAGACTGAAAGAGGATGTATTAGATGATCTACCTGATAAGATTTATCAAGAAGTAAGACTAGAAATGTCTGATTCTGTCAAAATAAAGTATAACAGAATCCTAGAAGATTTACGTAGTTACTTGATTAAATACAAAGGATATTCTGACAAGAAGGCAGACAAAGCTGTCAGAGCTGAAGCATTTGTGAAAATTAATGAACTAAGGCAATTGGTTATTAAGGATAAAATTTCTGCTCTTGACAATATAATTGAAGGATTAAATGAAGATAAAATAGTTGTATTCTCAGACTATGTTACTCCTTTGGAAAGATTACATGAAACCTATCCGAGGTCTTCAGTCATCCTCTTTGGAGGACAATCATTAGAAGAAAGAAAAGAAGCAATTCAAAAGTTTCAAACTGACGACAAAGTTAAGATTTTCCTAGGATCAATAAAAGCAGCAGGAGTAGGAATAACCCTTACTTCTGCTAATAAAGTGTTGTTCCTATCTCTACCTTGGGTTCCGGGTGAGATGGATCAAGCAATTGATAGATGTCATAGAATAGGACAGAAGGATACAGTAAATGTTTATTCTTTACTTTGTGGAGAGATTGATGAATATATGAACGAGATACTTAATACAAAGAGAGATGTTATCAACAAGATAGTAGGTGGCACAAAAGTAGATCCTACCGGCAATGTGATTGATGCTCTAATAAGTAGAATCATTAGAAAATGAAGAAGTTTGACGTTATAACATTTCTCCAAGATTACGATATTGATTATCAAACAAAGGGGAAGAATGTCTCAGAAGGCTGGGTTGAGATAAACTGCCCATTTTGTGATGATCCTAGCAAACACTGCGGGATCAACCTTGACTCTTCTCTATTTCATTGTTGGAGGTGTGGAGAAAAAGGAGACTTTATAAAGTTAGCAAAGGAGGTATTACAGTATTCATACAGAGAAATTCGAGATATTCTAAAAGAGTATGACTATTATCAGGATGAAGATTCAAAAGATGATTTAGTTAGAGCAAAAAGAGGAGGAAAACTGCTACTTCCAAAAAGATTAGTTTCAATGAAAGAGAATGACCATAAACTAATCAGAGATTATCTGAAAAGCAGAAATTATGATCCCGATTATTTATATGAGACATACAAACTAATGAGAGTAGAACCATTTCATATTGGTAACTGGAAATTCAGACTAATGATTCCTGTCATAGTAGAAGGAGAAGTAGTAACCATGCTAGGAATGGATGTAGTGAGAAAATGTAAGGAGATTCCTAAGTACAAAAATCTTCCAAATGATTCCTCCTTGATTCCAACCAAAAATTGCCTTTACAACATAGACTCAGTGAAAAGAGGAGGGAGTTGTATAATAGTGGAAGGGGTTACTGATGTCTGGAGATTAGGAGAAGATTCAGTTGCTCTATTCGGTAAACAAATAACAACAGAACAGATTAAACTTCTGAAGCAAAAAGCCTTAAGTAGAATCGTGGTTATGCTAGATCCGGATGCAGAACAACAAGGAAGAGAGATAGCAGATGTTCTAGCAAACATTGTTAATGTACCAACTCAAATGATTCTGCTAGACAAAAAAGATCCTTCAGAATTAACAAGAAAGGAGGTGAGGAAATTGAAAAGGTTGATTGATGGTACTTAAAAATGTAAATTTTTACTTGGGAAAAAGAAGAATAAACTATATAATGAAGAAAAAAGAAAGAAAGGAGAATGTAATGGACAAAAGAGTCAAACATGGTAAGTTGAAAGGACATGTTTTGTTTTATCTAGACCCCGAAAGAAGAGAAAAGCTTCGTCTTCTCAAATCTGAGACTGGACTGACTTCATCTGAATTTGCTAGTGAATTGATTGATGAAGCATACCAGAAGTATCTCAACTACAAAGAAGGCAAAGAACGTTCAAACTTCATTGCTAATCTCTTGTCAAGGGTTGGAAGTGAACTGGATCAGATAACAATCAAAAAATAACTTCAATCAGAAAGTCAGAAAAGGAAGGTGTAAAATGAGTGAAGAATCTTACACGAGTAACATTGGTTTGTTGGAACTGTTACGACAAGATGGGTTTCTAATGGTGAATAAAAGACTTATTCAATTGTTGGGTTTGGGGGAAGCTATAATATTAGCAGATTTTGCTTCCTGTCAGATACAGTTCCAAGATGAAGAAGGTTGGTGGTTTTCTACACATAAGGATATAGAAAAGGCCACTGGTTTCAGTGAATACAAACAAAACAAAATCATTAACAACCTAATCAGTGTAGGAATAGTAGAAAAAGAGAGAAGAGGAGTACCTGCAAAAAATTACTATAGAGTTAATACGAGTGTTCTTGAAAAAATACTCTTCGAAAAACCTTCTGAAATTGAAAGCAACTACCCATCCAAAGAAAGAGGAGAGGATACCCTTAAAAACTCAGGTTCTCAGTACCTTAAAAATTCAGGTACTAAATACCCTAAAAATTCAGGTACTGAGAACCCTAAAAATTCAGGTACTGAGAACCCTAAAAATTCAGGTACTATATATAAAGAAGGAAAAAGATATAAAGAAGGAGTTTATAAAGAAGAAATTACCTTTATAAATAAAGGTAATTTAGAAACTGACGTTTCTTTTCCTTCCTCAAATTCTTTTATTCCTGATAAAGACTCGAATGAGGATGATTCTATTAAGCAAAAGAAGAAACCCCTGCCCAATCCTTCTATAAAGAAAAGGATGGGGGACGGGGAACCTGTCTTACCACCAGGAGATGTTACTAATGCTATACTCTATTGGAATAGCCTTCCGAATGTTCCAAAGTTAAGATTGAATAAGAAAACGAAAACTCTATCCTCCGCACAGAAGGAGTTGGAAAGTCTGTTGAAGAAGTATCCATTTGAGGTTGTGAAAGGAACAATGGATACTTACAGCAAGTTGTTGGAAGAAAAAGCTAATGTTAAACCTCCAAAAGGAATTCCTTTACGTGTTAGTTTGGCTGAGTTTTTTGGGTTCAATGGATTCAGTAAGCAAAGGATAGAGTTAGTTACAGGAGAGAAAGTAAAGTTCTGCTGGTTCAATGAATGTTTACCAGGAAAAGATCCAATTAAAGCATATTGGAAGAATAAAGTTGAGGATACTCATCCTAAGTATACAGAATCTCTGAAGAAGATGTGGATGAAGAAGTTTTTCGTGAAGGAATTTACTCCGGCTCAGGAAGATCAATTTAGGAAGGCAGGTTCTATGTTAGCAGAGTTTGATAAGAAAACAAGGAGGAAGATGCCTCATATGTATGTATATCCATCTAATGACCCTACTCCATATGTAGAGATGCTATTTAAGGCGTTGGGAGATTACTTTGAGGATGGTTTTCATATTGGAAACTTGTGTTCCAAGTTTACTTTTGAGAATATATTTCCTACATGGTTGAGGAAGAAGAATGCGTTTGGGGATGGATAAGGGTCAAAACATAGCCTTTTTTCGCTGTGAGAAGGGCGTAGACAAAAGTTTTGGTCTTTGTGGAGGTAAAGATACCTCTCTTTTCATTTTGGGGCTAATTAGGGGGAAAAATGAAATTGTTACATTCTGATTCAGGAATTGAAAGGACGATAATAAAAGGAGTTGCTTCTTCAGATAGTCTTTTGAAAAGGTCAATTGGATTGTTGAAGAAAGAACACCTCACAGTTGGTTATCTTAGGACAATGCTAGGTTGGATCTACGAGTACTATAAGTACTATGGAAAAGCTCCATCGACTGATGTTCTGACTATTTTTGAAGATAAGAAGTCAGATATTAAGGATGATAATGAGAGAGAATTTGTTGAGGAATTGATCAGTGATATTGTTGAGGATACGATTGTTAATGAAGAGTATATGTATGACAGAATCAGGGAGTATGTGAAAAAGAGAAATCTTATTCTGACTGTTAGAGAGGTAACTGATTTTGTTGATAGAGGTAGATTGTCGGAGGCTGAAAGTAGATTAGAAGAATATAGGAAGGTAAGTAAGCAAGTTACTTCTTGGGTTGCTCCTCTTGAGGATTCTAAGTTTGTAGAAAGTGTTTTTGATCAACAAGAAGGGAAAGTTCTTTTCACGATGGAAGGGGCCCTGGGTGAATTGATTGGACCTCTGAAGAGAGGTTGGTTTCTAGGGACAATGGCCCCGAGAAAGAGGGGGAAATGTGTTAGTGAGGATATGTTGGTTCCATTGGCAGATGGAGGTGTGATGACAATTGGAGAAATAGTAAAACGAAAGATTAAGACTCCAGTATTGGGATTAGATGAAGTTAACAATGAAGTAAAACCTGTTTGTGTTGATCAATTTTGGGATAATGGGGAGAAAGAATGTTTAGTCTTGACTACAAGAAGTGGAAGAAGGGTAGAAGTTACTGAAGGACATTTATTCTTAACTCCTGATGGATGGAAAAAAATTGATAGTTTACATATTGGAGATTATATAGCTGTTCCCAGAAAGATTTCCTTTTTTGGAGATTCTCCTATGGAAGAAAATGAATTGAAGTTTTTAGCTTATATGTTAGCAGAAGGGAGTTGTACTGGAAGTCAACCTGTTTTTACGAATACTGATCCTGTACTAGTTAAGGATTTTGAACAAACATGTAAAAAGCTTGAAATTTTGTATAAAAGGAAAGGGATTTCATATCTTTTAAAAAATGCTCTTCCTTTAACTCGACGTTTAGGGTTATATGGTTGTTCATCCAAAACTAAGAGTATTCCTGATGTTTTGTTCAGATGCCCTAAAGAGCAGATTGCTTTGTTTTTGAGGATCTTTTTTTCTTGTGATGGAAGTATTTTTCTTGAAAATAAGAGATGGAAGATAGAACTAAGCCTAGCCAATGAGAGATTGTTAAGACAAATAGGTCATCTACTTACTAGGTTTGGGATAGTTTACTCCCTTAAGTATAATCAAGCTAAATTTAATGGTAAGCTTTTTGATTCTTGGAGAATTAGTATTGAAGATATGGAGAATGTGAATTTGTTTTTGGAAGAGATTAATTTTCTATCCAGAAAATATACGAAACCTTTTAAGGTAACTTCTTTTAGATCTTTTCTAGATAGGATACCCTGGCAGAAAGCGGCTCAACTGTATGAAGAATTGGAAAGAAGTTATCCTGATCCTGTTTTAGTAGATACCGGGGTAGGTAAATATATTAGGAAAGGGAAGGGGTTTAGGGATGTTTTTGGAGAAAAACACGCTTCTTCAGTTAGAGAACAGATAGCTAGAAAAGGTTCTTTGATGAGGCAGTCATTCCAAAAAGTTAAAAACAATCCCATTTGTCAAAAATATTTGAATGGAGCTGTGTTATGGGACGAGGTTAAGAAAATTGAATCTATTGGAAGAAAAAGAACATATGATTTGGGAATTTCTTCAGTTCATAATTTTATAGCTAATGATTGTTTTGTTCATAATTCATGGTTTCTCCAAGAACTGGCTGTTGA